TAGGTGATACAATTAGTAGCGTTATTGATACAGTTACAGACAATCCATTAGCTACAGCTGCAGTTTTAATTGGAGTGCCATATTTAGCAGGAGAGTTATTAGCTGGAGAAGCTCTTGCAGGAGAAGCAGCGGCAGCAACATTTGGTTCTTCAACAGCTGCAGAAATAGCAGCAGCAGAAGCAGCAAGCGCCGCAGCATATACAGGTGGAACAGGTTTGACTCAAACATTATTAGGTTCAACACCAGGATTAACAGCACAAGCAATTGCTGAAGGTGCAGTTCCTACTGCAACACAAGGCATATTTGGAGCAGGTGGTTCATTTAATCCTTTAGCAGGATATTTAGGAAATATAATTCCATCTACACCAACAGATTTTTTAACTTCATTTATTCCAAAAACACCTGGAGATATTGCAAAAACTTTAGGAATGTCAGCTTTATTAGGAACAGTAACTAATGCTTTAATTCCTAAACAAGAAGTAGCAGGAGTTAATATGAATATTCCGCAAAGCAATATTCCTCAGTATGGTACAGGTCAAACTATTTTTAATGCTTATAATTCTGCTAAACAAGGTGTAAATGATATTTTATATCCACAAGGATTATTAGGAACACAACAACCAAGAACAGCAGGCATTTACTCAAACTACTTACAACAACAAGGATTAATATAATGGACAGTCTAACAGAATTATTAAAAAAATATTACGGTTATGGAATGAATGACCAACTTGGTTTAACTGAATCAACATCTATAGACGGTGGGTTGGAACAAGATATGGGATTACAAAATAAATCATTATTAGGTTCTGATAGAAAAACAAATAACACTTTAAGTTTAATGGGATTACTTGGTAGCCCAGAAGCATTAACAGGATTAGGTTTAATATCTGCTGGTACTCAAGGTAAAAGAATTGGTGAATCTATATTACCGGCTTTTACTGAAGGATTAAAAGTATCGTCTGCTGTAACAGCAATGACTAAAGAACAAGAACAACAAAAAGCAATTGATGAATTTGCTGGTCAAGTTCCTGAACAATACAAACCATTATTTAAAGCGTTTCCAAAAGAAACAATGAAATTATTATTAACACCTAAAACTCCAACACTTAGTGGAGAAGCATTAAAAGTTGCAAGTGAATTACAGGGTTTAAATGCAGCTGAATTTAAAGATGCATTTGGAAAATTATCTAAAGTTAAACAAGACTTATACAATAAAGAAATAGCTGGAAATCAAGATATTGTTTCTCAATTACTTGCTTTATCAGGTGGAGATTTAAGTAAATTTGCTCAAACACAAAAAGTAACACCAGCTCCTACTGCGCCTACAGATATTAAATCAACATCTGATTTTCAAACTGTTAAAAAAACAAATCCTAGTGCTACAGATGCTGAAATTGAAAGTTTCTTAAAGAAAAAATATCCAGATAAATATAAATAATTATTATTATGGCTACGCAAATTATAGATCCTTTTGAACAAAAGGGTTCTGTCAATATTATTGATCCATTTGAAAAACCATTAGAAGAACAAACTGCTTTGGATAAGGCATTTGGTAATTTAAGTAATGCAGATATTATTGCTGGTAAGAAAAAGGGAGATCAACCAACAACTATAATCAAAGATCCTTTCGCAGATACTCCATCTTCTTCAATAACAATTAATCAATTAAAAGATGTTTGGAAAGAAGATTTTAGAGTTACCCAAGAAAACAAAGATAAATTAAAATGGTTACTTGGAGATCCAGATAATACATTATTAGGAAAAGTACAAAATTATTTACTTGATACAGGATCAATAGCACTAGAAGGGGTCATTAGAACAGGTACTTCTGTTGGATTAATTGCAACTGGTCTTTCAGGTGATATTTTAAATACATTATATAAAGTTACAGGGAATGATACTAGCGGAGAATATTCAGGTGCAAGATTAACAAGAGATTTAAACATTGGTTTAATGGAATGGATGGGAAGATCTGCAGGATTTAAACCAGTTCCAAAAAAAGAAGGTATTCTTAAAAGTGAAAAAACAGGGAAAGAATTTGGTGATATTATAGAATATGCAAAAGAAAATGCTGACCAAAGAAAAGAAGTTATTCAAAATGTTAATAGGGTTCTTGCTGATGAAATAAAAGTAATTAAAGAAAACAATGATATTATTCTTGGAGATTCTTTTGAACCAGGTAATGTTGCAAAAAGAACTCAAGTATTAGATGAAATAAAAGCTACTAATGAAAAGATTTCTCAAGGTATTCCTGAAATTAAAATAGAAATTCCTAAAGCAGAAGTTCCTAAAATTGAATTACCTAAAACAGAAGTACCAATTATTGAAACTACTGCACAAGCAATACCAAAAATTGAACCTATTATAGAACCAACTTCTCCATTACAAAGAAATCCAGCATTACCAATTGAGACAACAAAAAAGATTACTGATGCTGCACTTAAATTTTTTCAAGAAGAAAATATTATATTAGATAAAAAAAAACCAATATCACTACAAATACAAGAATTATGGCAATCTGGTAAATATGATGTTCCAAGTATTATAAGTCGTATTGCTGAAAATAATAAAATTACACCTGAAGAATTTACATCTTATATTTATCCAAGCGTTAGACAGTCTGCTAAAGAACTAAATGCTTTTTCACAATTAGCAAAAGCATACAAACAGAGACTAGATCCAAATGGAACTTTTGAAACTGGTTCTGGAACATTGGGAATTTTAAAAAGATTAGATAACATTCGTAAAGGTTTGTTGGTGTCAAGACTTTCAACTTCTGTTCGTAACTATGTATCTCAAAGCGCTAGAGTTGGACTAGAAACATTGCAGTCAGGATTAGACTTGGCTTTGCAACAAGCGCTTAGACCATTTGCAAAAGACAAAATACAATTTGATAAAAGTGCTGTTAGTCCATTAAGTCATTTTCAAGGATTAATTAATAATTTTACTCAATGGAATCCAAAAATTCACAAAGAAATTAAAACATTAACTAATAAAATATTTGAAATTTTTCCTAAAGAAAAAGAAAGATTATTTTTAAACTATGCTTCTGATGTTAAAAATACATCTGGTCTTGCAAACAAAAAAGGTATTCTAAATAAAGTTGAGGGTGGTGTTGATTTAGTAAATATAGTTAATAAAACTCAAGAGTATATAACTAGAAGAGCTGTGTTCTTAGCAAGATTAGATGAAGCTGTTAAAGCGAATAGTAAATTTTATAAAAATAAAACATTAGAACAGTTAACAAGAGATGGTGAATTAAACTTATTAAGACCATCTGAAATTACTGTTGCAATTGATAAAGCATTAGACACAACATTCGCAAAAGATTTTAATGCTAGCAAAGGTGGCTTTGATAGATTTGCTGCAAAATTTATTGAAGTTGTTAACTCAGCTCCATTTCTTCTTACAAATATAATTCCATTTCCTAGATTCTTAATGAACGCAGTTAAGTTTCAATATGATTACAGTCCACTTGGAATACTAAGTTTTCTTAGCAAGGGTGCAAGAGCAGAACTGTCAAGAGGAAATACATCTGTATTAAGTAAAGCAACTCTTGGAACAGGAATGATATTAGCAGCTTACGCTTTGCGTAATCAATCTTATGCAGGAGAAAAATGGTATGAATTTAAAGTTGGAGAAAGAACAGTTGATGTAAGACCATTCAACCCATTTGCTTCTTATTTATTTTTAGGAGATGTTATTAAAAGATACCAAGAAGGAACTCTTAGAAACTTAGATGTTAAGGGAATAGCTTCTGTGTTGTTTGGTGTAAGAGGAACAACAGGTGTTTATTTGGTTGATTCATTAATTAATTATTTTACAGATCCAAAATTAAATAAAGAATCTATGATTAGTGGAGTACAAAAATTATTAGGAGAAACTGCCGCAGGTTATTTAACTCCATTCCAAAACTTTACTGATGTATATGCTCAGTTTTTTCCAGAAGCTAGAGCTGTTAAAGAAACAGGCGGAGCTGAATTTACTGGAGCATTTACTAGAAGATTTCCAGGTTCTAATTTACCAACATTAACTTCTCCAACATCTTATATTATAGATAAAAATGGAATACCAAGAGCTTCTCCAATTTATAAAGAAGATCCATTATTAACACAGGTTACAGGATTATCTTTTATTCCGCCTAAAAATCCTGCAGAAAAAGAATTAGATAGATTGGGTTTTGAACAAAGAGAAATATTTAGATCAACTGGAATACCAGAATTAGATAGAGCTTATAAAGATAAACTTGCTGTATCTATTGGTTTTGGGTTATCTGGTATTGTTTCAACTCCTCAGTATCAAAATATGACTGAAAGTTTTAAAAGTTTAATAGTACAAAAATCATTAGAAAAATTTAAAGCCGAAGCTAAAAAAGAAATGCAATTAGATACAAGTCTTGCACCATATCTTATGCAAGTAAAAATAAATGCTTTAGACAAAGATACTAGACGAATCTTAAATGATGTAGTTGGTATGGATTATATTGATAATCTTCTAAAGGAAGCAAAAAAAATAAAATAAAATGAAGTCCCAGTCTCAAAGAAACAACGAACAGATCCTAATATTAAACGGAAAGATTAAGCTAGTGGATCAAAAGATTGACTTATTAATGAATAATCACTTAAAACACATTGAAGATAAGATCAATACTATATATAAGGTGTTATGGTTAGTCGTCACACTAAGTATAGGGGCATTAGCAGATCTCATAGTAAGAGTGTTAACCAATTAAGTAAAAGTGCAATAGGTGCTATATCAGAATATGAAGCTATTTGTTCTCTTGTCAAACAAGGATATATGGTTGCAAAGTCAATTGACCCACAATGTATCTTTGACTTGGTTGCAATTAAACCAAATGGTACAGTAAGATTAATAGATGTTAAAACAAAATCATTTCGTAAAAAAAACAATCATAATATTCACAGATCTCCAAATGAAAAACAAAAACAACTTGGCGTTGAGTTAATGATTATTGAACAAAAAGATATTTTAAAAGACTTAAAAGACAATCAAGAATTAGTAAGTAAAGATAAACTTACTATTGAACAAAACAAATATAATAAAAAAAGAAAAGAACAAAAATGTTATAAGTCTTTTGCTGATTTAAAAGATTTAGTAACTCCATTCACAAGTAAAGATTCTTTTAAAGACATTAAGTAAAATGGATTACCAAGCAGTTAAAGATAGAATTAAAAAACATGAAGGTTTTAGAAATACTGTTTATTCAGATTCATTAGGTAAATCCACAATAGGTTATGGTCATTTATTAACTGAAGATGATGATTTTGAAGAAGGTATTCAATATGATAAATCTTTATTAGAAAATTTATTTGATAAAGACTTTAATAGATCTGCTTATAATGCAGAACAATTATTAGAAGGCATTAATATTTGTGATACTGCAAGAGAAATAATAGTAGAAATGGTATTTCAATTAGGAATTGGTGGGGTTTCTAAGTTCAAAAAAATGTTTGAAGCATTAAGAAAAAAAGACTATAATGAAGCAGCAAAACAAATGTTAGACTCTCAATGGAGAGTTCAAACGCCAAAGCGCTGTGAGGAATTATCAGATCTCATGCGTTCTTGCGCATAACCAACTAGATAAAAATATGTTTCCAATGTTAGGTGCAATAGCGCCATTAGCAAAAATACTATTCAATACGATTGAAAAATCAGTACCGGATAAAGATTTACAAGAAAAATTAAAAGCTCAATTAAACGAACAGTTACTTAAATCTTCTACTGAAGAATTAAAAGCAGCTGCATCTATTGTAGAAGCTGAAGCTAAAGCAGGTTGGTTCACAGCAAGTTGGAGACCATTGCTTATGTATGTTTTAATATTTGTTTTAGTATTCAATTATATATTTGCACCAATAATTAAAATGATTAGTGGTCATGTAGTTGGATTTGATTTACCAGGCGATGTTTGGACATTATTACAAATTGGTCTTGGCGGATATGTAGTGGGGCGCAGCGGTGAAAGTATTGCTAAAAGTATAGCTAACAGACCACAAGGAAAAGAATGATAAATATATTTAAAAAGATAAATAAATTTTTAAAAGAATATATCACATTCAAACATGAACCATTAAAATACAAAAGAGTTATAAGATTTAAAAAGGTTATTAAAAAAAGAGGATTTAAAAAATAAGATGAGAAAGAACATTATACCAACAACTATAGTTTTAATACTATGCTTAATCATTAGTGCATCGTCTCAAACAACTACTCAGAACAATACTTCTGGTAGTAATACTTCTATTTCTGGCGGTTATTCTACTACAAGTAATTCAACGTTTGAATCAGGTTCTTCATCTAATTCTACTACAACAACTAATTCTACCTCTAACGCCTATTCAGGAGACACTAGAGTTGCAGCAATGGCATCCGCACCAGCAATGTCTGCCTTCTCACAAGACTTATGCGTTGTTGGATATAGCGGTGGAGTGTCAACATTCGGAGTAGGAATATCTGGTGGAAGTTATACTAGAGATGAGAATTGCGAAAGAATTAAACTAGCAAAAGTATTAAATGATCTTGGAATGAAAGTAGCTTCTGTTTCTATTCTTTGCCAAGACGCAAGAGTATTCCATGCAATGGAGAACTCAGGAACACCATGTCCATTTGAAGGTAAGATTGGTGCTGACGCTACAGCGCAATGGTTGAAGTATGACAAATTAAGACCAGATTATAATTTATATGTTGAGAAATTAAGAATTATTGAAGAGACAAAAAAGCAGGAGTCTTTAACCGAAAAAAAGTAGTTAACGAAATAGACGCTTGGTACGAAGCAAAAGAAAATTCATGGTTATATTTTATACCTTTATTATTTGGCTTATTAATTCTGTAGTTTTATACTCTCAAATCATAAACGTTCAGATAACTCCAAACACTCCACAAGTTGGTGATTCAACAAAAATAACAATTACTCAAGTTGACACAACTACAACTACAATACTTCCTTACAACACAGGAAACTTATTAATTAATAAAAACTTCTGCTCATCTAATTGGACTGGAACAAATATATCTGGTGGTTCTAGTGATATGGGTTGTAATTATCTTACAGGTAAAGGTGCTACATCTTATGCAGAAACTACTTCTCCTTATACTTCTATTGGAATAACTAAAGCTGAACAGAATTTAGGATTTACACAATCTGCTTCTGCTTATGTAGATAGTTGGTTTAATAATCAAAAGACTTTAACAATATCTCAATCAGTAATGAACTTAACTACTGGAGAAGTAATTACTCAAAATAGATTCTTGTCTAGCAATACAGCAAGTGGAAATGGTGCTGGTAACATAGCTGGATATACTTACATTCCTTTAGATAACATAATAATTAACTCAAACAATAATACATACGCAGGAAAATTAAGATTTGATTTTACTTCTGCATCATCAAATTATAGTGGGTATGATGTAGCTTCTCCAAACATTAGCGTTTCTTATAATAAGATTAATACTCAAACTACTTCTGAATTAGTAACTACAACTGAGATAACTTATTGTTGGCAAAATACTCCATCAACTTGTCCATTAGATACTTCAACGCAAACTGCATTAACAACATTACAAAATACTAATCTAGTTATTGCTCCGGCAGCAATCGCACCGATGCAAGAACCAGTAATGATTAAAGAGTTTGTTGGAGACCCAACACCTTATATTATTCAAGCACCACCTGAAGATAAAAAAATTATAGAGCAACAGATTGAACAACCAAAACAATCCACAGAGCAACCTAAAGAGGTTAATAAAGAACAAAGTGTGACCAAAGAGGGAACGTTAACAGAACAAAAATCTACAAAAGAAGAGTTACCCACAGCTAAAGAAAATACTACTGTTTCTACTTCAGAAGATAAGTCTGTTAAGACTTCAGTAAGCGAAGAAAAACCTGTTGCAACAAGTACACAACAGGAAGTAAAAACAAAATTAACAGACAGTAAAATAGGAACGGAAGTAAAGATAGCAGAAGTAAAAGTGAAATCATTACAAGAGATAAAAATTGACGCATTGAAAGTTAATCAACCTAGTTTAAGTGCGTATGAATCTAAACCTTTTTATCAACAAAGACAAATGGTAGGTGTTCCTAATCCTAATTTCTTTATGCAATTACAATTAGAACAAAAACCTATATATGTTAATGTTAATCTAAACGATTACATAAGCAAAGATCCATTGGTTGCTAGACAAAATATGTTAAAACAAATACAAGATGAAGAGGATGATATTATTATCCAATTAGAACAATTAAGAAAAACAAAAGGTTAATATGATAAGTAAAATTAAAGATAATTTAAAAGAGATTATAGCAACTGTAGCAATCGTTGGTGCTATTGGTGGTGGCTTTATTAAGTATGGAGAGATTATGTCAAAGATTGATAGCGTTGATCCTGCTAAAGCTGGTCAGATTAAACAAGACTTAGCCATTGCACAAAAAGAAATTGAACTATTAAAAGTTCAAATGAAAGAACTTAGAGCAAGTTCATCTAATCCACTAGCTAGATAATGGTTGTTTATAGAGGAGAAAGATTCTCCGGATATAACAAACAGAAGAGAACTCCAGGAGAGAGAAAGAAGTTTGCTGTCTTAGCAAAGAAGGGTAATGAAGTTAAGATAGTTAGATATGGTGATCCTGAGATGAAGATTAAAAAATTTATAGCTGCAAGACGTAAGTCTTTTAGAGCTAGACATAAATGCGATACAGCTAAAGATAAATTTACAGCTAGATATTGGTCTTGCCGAAATTGGTAAGAATGATTGATCTAAAAAACAGAGGAAAAAATGATCTTGAAGTTATAATATATAAGTTAAAAAAACGTACTGATGTTTTAGAGAAATTAATAAAGAAATTAAAAGACCAAATTAAATATAATAAGTAATGACTAAAAAAAAATTCAGACTGCAGCATGTAGGATTTTGTAAATCTTGCGCTATTGAAATTATTAATACAGATTCATTTGTTATCTATGCAGATAGAAACTGTCAGCATGTAACCTGTATGGAGAAAGAATATAAAGATGGCATTTCTAAACCACAACATCCCAGTCTGGAAAGCAAAGATCAGACTAGAGTTTCTATATAATAAAGAAAAACATATAGGAGAAGAAGAGGATTGTTTAATCCATTCTATTACTACATTAGAAGGTAGAACTCCTCTATTTAATATCTTGCTGCCTAATGGTGCTAACTATGCAAGACTTCCTATTCATGCTTTCTTTTCAGATAAGTATAATAGAAATGAAGTTAAAGATTTACAGTTAAAAGATTTAGCGTATTGGGATTGTTTATCTTATTATGCAGGAGTTATTGAATACAATGCTTTATCTACATCTCAATGTAAGTTCTTAGATAGAAATAATAAAATTCATAAAGCTAATTATCAATTCAGTATTGACTATGCTCAACCTGATATGTCATTATTAAATATTACATATTCAGAAGTATCACAAGAGCATAAACACCACCATATATTAGAGATTAATAATACTGATGAATGGCAAGGTAATTATGCGTTGATGCCTAACAATAGAATATTGTTTAACTTACCTAATTTTACTGTAAGAAATGAGATACCAGATTATAAAGTTAATTTGGATTACCCAAGTGTTGAGACTGACAGTTGGACAACAAGCAATGATGATAGTCAATTTTATAATACAAAGGAGTAACTATGCCACTAAGTAAAAAG